CAGCCCGTTCTGCATACTCAGCATGAATTAGCCGCGTCGTTGCCAGGTCTTCACCTAGGGCCTGGATGGACCGGGCATTAGATTCGGTAAGTAACCGCGTTTCTTCTAACCGCAGTCCTGTGTGTTCTAGTAATGTCTCAATCCGGTCTAGTCGCTCGGGGGGATTGGTAGTCATGCAGCAACCTCTTTGCCAAAGTTCACGCCAAAGTCAACGCCTAGGACTTCCTCAATTTTCTGCAATGTATCCAATGGAAGCATTTGTTTTTCTGCTTCAATTCGATACCAGTTTGCAGCCGTCATTCCCACCTCAGCGCAAATTTGGACTAGGGGGCGGCGATCTGCTTCTCTCGCAGCTCTTATTTGTGCGCCCAAGTTGGGCACGTCCATTGCAACTGTCTTAACAACTCGCATAGGTACTTGAACCACCAGTCATCCTCCATTCATAACTCTACGCTTATAGTTTGGTGTGTGAGGAGCTAGAAGACGAATTAAAGTCCCTGGCTGAAATTGTCAGAGTCAACCAGGGCATTTAACGATTATGGGTGAAATACTAATACCATGTTAACCCGACGAGGCTATACCCTACCAAGGACATCTTCTCTGTCCATCTGCCGCCAATGCATCGGGCTGATTGTGGCTGCATAAGCTTCATAAAGCTAAAGTGCCCAATTTACCCCCTAAACTCATAACTCAAGCGTTCAAAACTTCTCCTAACACTCCAAGCACTTCCTCCCTAGTACGGTTAGCCACCTGCCCCCGTTCACTGGGGTCAAAGTTCTGGACCAAAGAGACTTGAATTGGTCTTTGAGCGACATTGATTTGTCTGGCGATCTCTTTGCCAATATTTTCCGGTAAAACAGATTGGGGCTGAGGTTTTTGAGGGCTCGGCAATTGAATCACGCCGCCTGTTTTCAAGGCATCTTTGATAAATTGCCCTAAATCAACGTATTGCTTAGCCTTGGGTGCAACCTGGCCCCCCGCCTTTAGAAGTTCCTCGTCTTGAGCCCGATTACGCAATCGGTCGGCTGCCTGTTCTGTCTCTGTAGCCGCCTGCTGTTGCAGTTGCAGGGTTTGGCGTTGATTGCTAGCCAGTTCCTGCTGTTGGCTGGCTTCTTCTTGGGCTGATTTGACCAACCCTTTGGACAACTCATACTGCTGGCGCGCTAGGTCTACCAACTGCTTAGCGTTGGCAATCTTCTGTTTATCGCCATCAAGTTGCGCCTTTTGCAGCTCAAACTGGGCTTCTGCAATCTTAGTCTTTGCTTGAATCGCCGCTATCCTGGCCTCCAATACCGCTCGCTCTGCCACTAGCTGATTGCGCTTGATATCAAATTCTAGATTGGCACGCTGCTGTGCCTGTTCCGCTTTCAAGGCAGCCATTTTCTGCTCAGCCAGTTGGTCTTCCAGGGCCTGCCGCTGTTGAAGAATTTGCAATGAGGTCGTGTCGGAACTTCCAGTTAATTCCGCTAACTCCTGTTGCAACTGGTAGCGAACCGCAGCAGACTTCAGCTCCTTATCATTTAGTTGCTTGCGAATCTCTCCCGCCCGCGTCAGGTTATCCAGCTCAATCTGGGTGCGAGTAGTGGCTAGGTCACTCACTGCCTTTTGCAACGCTACCCGGCTCTCAAGCAACTTGTTTTGCCGCTCCAGCGAAGCAAGGATCAGCTCTTGAGCTGCTTTTTCTTTTTCCAGTCCGGCAACGGCGCGATCGCTGCGATTTTTCTCCTGGTCCGCCCGGTCTTCAATCCCCTTGATTAACTGAGCTTGTAGTTCCTTTTGACGCTCGGTTTCGTTTTGCGCCACTTGCAGGACCAGTTCACTCGTTTGAGCTCGCGCTTCTCGGATTTCTGCTTGTCGCTGTTTCTCCAGCTCCGGGTCACTGGCCTTGGGCAAGGCCGCGAGTCGGGCAATATGAGCCTGGTTTTCCCGCAACTCTGACTGAAGCCGCGATCGCACAATATTCAATTTGTAAGCCTGCGCTTGCTGTTCGGTGATTAACCCTTTGTTGAGTGCCTGCTGCACTTCGATGGTGCGCTGCTGCTCAGCTGATTTGACCAAGGCCAGGAGATTGGTTTCCGTCTCCCGCACCGAATCTAGGCGCTTTTGCTCCGCTTCTTTCTGTTTTTTTAGCCGGGCCTCAGTTACCTGCTTGCGGCTGTCTGCCTCCTTCTTAGCTAAATCTGCCTGCAACTTAGCCGCGTCCAGCTCCACTTTAGCGATCGCACTCAATTTATCCTGCTCGGTGAAATCTTTGGTGGTGGGGATGGCAGCCAACTCAGTTGCCCGCTTTTGGGCCTCTGCAACCAACTGAGCCGTTAGCTGTTTTTCGTTCTGTAAGGTTTGCTCTCTGCCCTGCTGTTCCGTCAGCAATCCTTGGGCCACGCGCCGCTCGATCACTGCCTGCTGGAGCTCACCACGGGTCTTAATCGCGTCGGTTGCCGCATCGTAGGCTTTTGCCTGTTCTTTTACGGCGTCAGTATTTTCCCCAATGGCATCGGTTGCTCCTCCACCGCCATTCAGCTTGTTGATTAAAGCTTCAAGTTGCTTAATGGTCAACCCAATTGCTGGATTCAGTCTTTTTTGAGCATCAGGAGCTGCTTTGAGTTTATCCAAGTAGGCAGTCAAAGATTGCTTGGTCAGGTCTAGCTGCTGTTGGTTGACTTGTTCCCCTCTTGCCAGCTTCAGCGCCAAGTTGGTTCCTTCACTAAAGGTTTGACCAAGGGCTGCCTGTGTATCCGCCAAAGCGATCGCCGCTTGCTGGTTGTTGTATTGCTGTGTGGTAATGAACCCCAGGCTATTGCCAAACTTATCGGCTGAGTCTTTCCCCCCTAAAAAAGCCTGTTGCACTTCCACGTAAAACTTCTGTACCCCCTGGGTATAGCCCGTGAAATCCAAACGAGCTAAAGCCCCAGCGGCCTCGTTCGCCGCATCACCTATCCCAAAATCATCGTCAACTGGTCTACCTGCCTCTTGTTTTAGCCGTTTGATTTCTTGCGCTGCTTCCCTCAGCCCTTTGTCAAACTCTACGCCCTCACCATTCACGGAAGAATAGGCAGCTTTAAGAGCTTCCAGTGCTGCCACAGCCAAACCCAACTTAGCTGCCAGTCCTGCAAGGTTTAGCAACTGTTGCTTTTGGGAGGCGATTTGAAATTCCTGCTCAAAAGTAGCGGTTTTGGTGGCTACGGCATAGGCTGCTTGAGCTATTTCCGCACCTTTAATCGCACTAATTAATTTGGGTAACTGAGAGGCAGCCAGAACTGTAGCGACACTGCCAAACAGGTCAGCATTTTCGCTTAAGAACTTGAGGCTGGCGGTGAGGCTGTCAATTGAGGCATTGATCAACGGCAATGCCAGATTGCCGATCGCCTCAGCGGAGCGCTGAAACTGGGTCTGCAATCTGGCTGAAGCAGCCAAAGAACTTTCAGAAGCTTTTTCGACACCACTTGCAGTTTCCTTGGTAAGTTGCAGCACAAACTTCCGAATTTCAGGCAAACCCACCTCACCTGCTTTCACCATTTCTTGCAATCGGGAGGTGGATACTCCCAGAGCGCGAGCAAATACCTGAATTGCGTTGGGCAGAGCCTCTGATAACTGCCCTCGCAGTTCCTCCTGCTGCACTAAACCCTTACTTATACTTTGCTGCACAGCCAGGAAGGCTTTTTCCTGCTTCTGTGTATCTAAGTTCAGCACTCGGCTGGCCTGAGCAATCCCAGTGAAAATCTCTTTGACGCCTTCACCCTCTAGTTCTGTACCCCTTGCCGCCGCAGCCAGTTTTGTGAAGTTATCAGTACTTTCTTTCAGGGGCAGTGATAGGCGATCCACCTCAGCATTGATGAATTGCAGACTTTCTGCACCTGCCTGTGAACCTCCCTCAATGAAATTAATACTCGTCCGCAGCGCTTCCATTTGCTGCGTAATATCTAGAACTTGTGAGGGTAGCCGTAGGGCCTCAAACGCCAAGCCAAAAGCGACCAGCGTCCCCCCAGCCGCAGCGGTATCCCGAAGGGTTTGGGCCAATCTGCCCTGCAAGCTGTTAGCTCGTTCCATCTGAAGGGCCTTGTCGGCCTCCCTTGCTTGTTGCGCTAGATCCTTCATGGCAGCGCTTTCAGCCTGTAATGCTTCTTTTACCTGTTGCTGAGAGCGGGCAGAATTGTATTTAAATTGTCGTTCTGCTTCGTCGTTAAGTCTTTTCCGTGCTGCCTCCGCTTCTTTTGCCGCTTGGGCCTCTGCTTTGAGGAAAGCTACCTGGCTCTGTCCATCAGTAGAGATAGCGGCAGGAGTGGTGGATGGCGCGCGGGGTGTCCTTAGTGGCACCGGAATAATTCGTGCGGTCTCCGCCTTCAATTGCTTGAGGCGGGCAATCGTCACTCCAATTACCTCGTTGAGCGAAATTAGGTCCGCGTGATCTGCTTGGATGGTTAGCCGTTCGTTTGCCAAAGACCGCAAGTTCAGTAACTGCGTCTGCCCCCGGTCGATTTTCGCTTCCGCAGTCTTGCCCAACTCCGCCAGCGACTTCTGGACCCGCTGTGCTTCCTGGGCCAGTTGGCGACCATCGCCAGTGAATTTAATCGATAGGACCTTTTCTGTTGCCATGCGTAAAATCCAAGCAGTGGTAGTTCCGCCTAAATCCTAACCCACTCAATTGGATTTTCGCCTTGGCGTAATTTCGTCCAGCAGGAAATCTATATTTTCACCAAGCTGCCATTTCAGCCAGGCTGCAAGAAGAGCATCCACCAATTCAGATTTATTGACCTCAATCCCTTGGCGTTTGAGCCGTAGTAGTGCATCTTCTACGTCCAGGTCCGTCTCTTTCTGTACGTAGAAGGTTCTACCAATCCAATTTGGATCAGAGCGTTTCCCGGTAGCTGGCCTGCCCCGTTTTGGGAGTTCTGGCTGAGGCTGAGGAACCTCGGACTGAGGTTCTATTCCTGACTTAGGATGGGGAGAGGGCCGGTTTTCAAACAGCTTCTTAAATGGACTTCCATCAGTCATGAGACTAGCTCCTGCCCTATGGTCTCGTATTCCTTCCAGGCAATCCGGGCACTGCGATCACTGACTTGGTATACCGGCAAACCTTCCAGAGCGGCTTTCTCATAAGCGGCAAACCGCCTGATGCCTTGCTTAAACAGGGGGAGTTCCTGCAATGCAGCTCGCGCTTGCTCCCCAGTCCGGCGAGGTTTAGGGGGAATTATGGTCAGCAGAATCCGAAAGCGATCGCTGTCTAAAGATTTCAATGTATCCACCGTTTGCAGCAGTGCATGTAAAGCTAAAGCGTCTGGAGTTGTGGGGAGGATCAACAGGTTGCACCCATCCGCGAGGGCTTCCAAGTCTTCTCGGCTGGGGCGTGCTGCCGTGTCAATCACCACATGCTCGTAGTTGCGACTGTGCATCGGAGCTTGCATCAGGTCTACTACCTTAAAAGGGAGAGCCCCTCGCCTGGCCCAACCTGTTGCGCTCCGGTTAGGGTCCCCATCAATTAGTAAAGTGCTGCCCTGCTGGGAGAAGAAGCAGGCGAGATGGATGGCAGTGGTGGTCTTGCCTACCCCCCCTTTAAAGCTGGCGATCGTGACTATCACGTCGTACCTCCAAATTAATGGAGGTAGTGTAAGGTGAAATGCCGCCTTTGTCAGTTTTCAAATTGCTGGCAAATCAAACAGCTAAAAATTTGTATTTTTGCCAATTTGAAAAGACGCTTATAATTAGTCCAGATTTAGTCCAACTCCTGCGTGACTCAAGCTTAAGTTGCCCTAGATTCTACCTAGTCAAGTCTTGAATAACTGCGGGGTAAGCAAAAGGGCAACAAAATGTACTGAGCTTTAAGTTTGATTGTGGTTCGTCATATCTTCTTGATTACCTGGCTTATCCTTATCTGCCTGGCTAGCGAAGCGAGTAATAAACACAGCTCCACAAACAGCGGTAAACCCCCCTGTATTGATATAAGTGTTCTTGATATTGATCGCACCAATGTTATAGGTACGCTCCAGCCCAAGACTGCCTGATGGCACAGTTGGATCATATCCAAGCCCGATCAGCATCATTCCACTACCTACGATAAACAGGAGCCAGCCAAAAGTTTGCGTAGGATTCTTGGCGCTCTGTATACCAGTCTTACTAAACGCTTGGGGTATTGGTATTGGTAACTCTTTTGGAGCCCCATTAGGACTCGAAGCTTTTCTTGGTTGATCAGTCCATCCACACCGGTTACAGATTATCCTCCCTGTTGCATACCGAGGAGGTAACACAGAGACACATTTGGGACAGGTTTTCGATTCAGGCATCTTAACTTGCTTGCAATAGCCAGCTGCTTTTTGTAGTAAGTATTCCCAAAGAGCTCCCCCTTTAACTTCCAGGCTGAAGTTAGCGAATCACCTGGAAGTTTAGTACGGTTGTACTACTCAGTAGTTAAACTTGATGTGTCCAGTTATTGTCTAGTACATGTCTAGTTTGACGCCTAAGCACCTGCAAGCTGTGAGTTGGCTGGCTCAAGGTAAGACTCATGCTGAAGTAGCTTCCGAGCTTGGCATCGCTACCAAGACAGTGCAGCGGTGGAGTAAACAGCCTGAGTTTACCCAAGCAGTTTCTGATGTCCAGTCCAGAGCAGTAGAAGTGGCGGTAGAAGAGACAGCCCAGGACATTGCCGGAAAGATTGAGCGGTTGGTTCCAAAAGCGATCGCGGTCCTGGATCAATACCTCAGTGACATGACTGCTAGAGGCAGTGATCGCCTGCGAGCGGTTCACATCATTGGCACCTGGGCAGGACTAAGTCAGGCTCAAGCTAAACCGGAAGACACAGTAGCAGAGACACAGTTCAAAGACTACTTGACCTACTTATCCATCAAGAATGGGCAGACCAATGGCAACGGCACAAGTCAGCATCAGCCAGTTCAGTAGTGACCAGGGATTACTCAATACTCCCCTATGGCCGAAGCAACAGAAGATTCTCGAGGAGTTCTGGCAGGGTAACTACTCTCTAGCAGTTTGGGCACTGGGTAGACGCTCAGGCAAAACCTTGATGGCTGCCGTCACTGCCACCTACGCAGCTACGATGTTGGCTGATGAGTACAAGAGGCACTTAAGGCCGGGGGAACGCTTCTACATCGTCTCGGTAGCCAACACGATTGACCAAGCCAAGATAGCGCTCCAGGGGGTGAAAGACCTGATCAATGGCTCCCCCATCCTCAAGCCTTTAATTGTTCGGGAGACAGCCGATACGCTAGAGCTGAGCAATGGAGCTGTGTTCAAGGCACTGCCGGCAAGCTCTAGAAGTGGACGCGGTATGGCCTGTCCGTTACTCATTTTTGATGAGATAGCCCATGCTGTGGATACTGAAGCCGGTAATGCAGCAGGCAGTTCTCTCTACCAAGCCCTCAGTCCCTCGGTTGCTCAGTTTGGCAGCTTAGGTAAAATTCTCCTGCTTAGCAGTCCCTGGATTCAGCAAGGTATTTTCTGGAATTTGTTCAAACAGGCAAACTCAGGACAGTTCCCCCAGATGCAGGTGGTTCAAGCTTCCACCTGGGAAGTCAACCCCACCATTAGTCACGCTTGGCTAGAGCAGGAGAAGGCAAGAGACCCGGAGCTGTTCAATATTGAATATGCCGCTAACTTCAGCAGCTCCTTGTCAGCCTTTATTGACCCCCAGTTAGTAGAGGCAGCCATCAACCATGATCGCTCACTTCCCCCAGTCAGCAAGTTCTATCGATGCTACGTACTGAGCCTGGACCCGGCAAAAGGCAACCGGGACAGCTACACGGCCTGCATAGCCCACTACGAAGGTGAGCGTTTTGTAGTAGACCGTTTCCATGAGTTCAGCCCCTCCTGGGGAGATGGTAAGAAAACTCAAGTCAATATCTCAGAGGTCGAGAGCTGGATACTGGAGCATCACAAGCTGTATGGCTTTGCTGCTGTGGTCCTAGACCAGTACAACTCAGCCGCCACGATTCAGAGGTTAAGTGGCAAGGTTCCCATCATGGAACAGACTTGGACAGTCCCCAGCAAAACTGAGGCATTCAGCAAACTGAGGGAGCTTTTCAACGCTGGCAATATTGACTTGTACCCCCACACTAAAGCAGTTCAGCAGCTCAAAAATCTGATTGTCAAGTACCGCCCAAATGGGACTTGGAGTGTGTCAGGAGGAAACGGAGCTGCGGTCGATGATTATGCAGCAGCGCTGGCCGGGGCAGTGTTGGCAGCCAAGCCTGACGGTGGAATGCAAATTGCTATGCTGGCCAGACCAGCAAAGGTCAGCCCTAAGTCACTGCGGAATATTTTTTAGACTTGCTTTCATACGCTGGGCTATTTTTCTGGGCCTTGATTAAGAGGCATATTACGAGCGGATAAGCAACAATAGTATTAGGAGTTAATCCTAACCTCTGACTTTGACGGACAAAAGGGCGGACTGCAATCAGCAGGTGTCGCCCTGTTTTATTCAGACTATTGTTGTAGCCGGTTCAAGTCCCTCTGAGCCTGCTCGCGAGCCCTGGGGACAAGGGACTGATTACCCGCTACGGCTTCAAGCTCCTGTATTCGATGAGCTGTGATCGCTTCAGCCTCCGCCTCCCGTGAAGATCGAACCTCTTGCGCCCGCACTTGGCGCTGTTGTTCTCTCAACTCTTGATCTGCTCTCGCTCTGGCAGCAGCAGATGCTGCTCCCTGTGGGTCCCAAGTAAGTTGTGGGGTCGCAACAGTCCAACTGTAAAAGTGGCCGTCACCCAAAATAACTTGTGGCAGTGTGATAGAAGAAAATGCAACTAATCGGTTAATCTCTCCCAGCTCTCCAGCGGCCAAGAGAGCAGGCTGGACGGTAGTATAAAATTCTTGAAGCGCTTGCCCCAGCTCAGAACTTAACTGGTTGATCCGCTGAATCTGATCTGGAAGCTGAGATTTAATGGCTTTGATCAAAGCTCTCTGTTCTTTTTCCCTTGCTGAACTCTCCAAGGCCTGAATCTCGTTCTCTAGAAAAGCAATCTTGGACTCAAGCGGACAGACCTCCGCCGATAGTCGCTCGACTTCAGAGGTGAACAGTTCTTTTTCCGTAATTAACCTCTCTAAATCGACTGCGGACGTGGCTGGGCTCTGCAGCTTGGTTTCAACCTTTGCAAGCTGGGCTTGTTTTTCCAAGAGTAAGGCTTGTACCAAGGTAAAACGCTGGCCAGTCTGTTCGAGGTCGGAAATCAAGTTTTTGGTTGCTGTTGGAGTACTAGGCATGAGTATTAATCCTTACAGGTAAAATGGAATAGAACTTGTGCGGGGATGGAGACATGCTTGTTGGAGGCTTTGACTTACTAGACTGGGCCGGGGATGATGAACGGGACCGAGAGCTATTGGCTTATTGCCGAGACATGGGTCTTTTAGATGACTATCAGGAAGAAGCGGGGCGTAGCCTCGCTCGTCGAGATTGGGAAAAGCTAGACGAGCTCCACCTAGATACAACTCAGCCCGAGGCAGACAGAGAACTTTCAGCTTTTCTAAAGGGATACTAGTCTCAATCACAATCGGTCTCCTACTGAATGGTAGAGCTGCCGCAAATCAGCTGGCGGCAGCGTCAAAACCAGAGACTGAAGTAGCTTAATCTGCACTTCAGCCGTAAGTAATTGCCAAACTTGTTGCCATTGGTGGGACTGTAGCCAGGTAAAGAACACCTCGTCAGCTGACTTGAGCACAACCTGGTAGGAATGATCAGCTATTTCTGACAGCACACCTGCTGCTGCCCTCTCAACTTCCCCAACATCTGGAGGAGGGTCTGAATTTTTACTACTTTTGCTATTAGATCTCTCATATAGCAAAAGTAGTAAATCTCTAAACTGCTTAAAGCACCGTGAAATATACTGCTGTGAGTAGCCAGTAATAGCCGCGATCGCCTGCTGGGTGATTTTGAGTCCTTTGGCCTTAAGGTCTGCTACTGCCTGTTTGATAGCTATCTCAAGCCGCTCTGTCTTTGTCGCTGCCTCCGGGGTAATTTCCGAGGCTTGCTTCAGCATTACTGGAATGTCTAGCGGGTAGTCAGCAACAAAATAGACTTTAAGCTTCTCCCCTGGTCGTCGGTGCGATCTCAGGCGTCCGATTGCCTGGTGAATGTCGGCTAAGATTTTACGCCTGATGAATTCACGAAACCTTTGATCTGCTGAGTCTTCCATCTCAAAGAAGGGTTGGACACCTTCAGGTAGGGGGTTGTTGACTTGTATTGAATAGCGCACCATCTCAGTGCCTTCGGTGGGTAAGCGTCCAGACAGCACTGTAAACTCAGCTTCAAGGCTTGCAAGGTTACGGCAAGGAGTACCCACCAAGATCAGGGTCGAACTATTCTCGAAATCATTCGAGCCTCGTGAGTCAACCCACCACTTACCCTTGCCATCGTCATCTTCAACAAAGCACTTGAAGTCGATAAGCTTGGCTTTCGGGTCTTCTTGCTGTAAATGAGCAACCAGTTTCTCCAGCCGTCGCTGCTGTTCCTTGCCACGATGCACCCCCATTCGACCCATTGTGGCTACTTGTATCAACTCAGAATTCTTGAGGTCTGGAACTGTCTGGCAAACAACTAAAATTTCAGATGAATGACAGTTCAACTTAAGCGCTAGCTCCTCACAGGTCAATGTGGCGTCAAGGAAGATATTAGCCTTGGCTTGATGCGCTACTTGCCGGTGCCGATATTCCGGCAGAGTTAGCGTTAACAAGCCATTGACGATTCGGAGATGTCCAAGATCGCCTGCTAGGGTGTCCAGAAACTCAATCAGCCACTGCTTTGGCACATCTCGTTCCACTCGCTCAGCCGTGACATGATCTCTGTCTGAAAATCGCTTCCTCACTCCCGCTGGTAGATCTTCCAGGTCTACCCCATACTCCCCAGTTGTATTTAGGATGCTCTGATCGAAGCTCTGTAACTGAGCGATTACTGCTCGGTCGAAGTCTGGGACCGCGGACATCATCGCCAGCACTTGAGCATGATTCCAGCCAAATTTATTTGGCTGCTTGATCTCACCGGAAAGGACATCTCGCAGCTTGCCAAGGATAGGAGAAAGTAATGGAAATTGCCCAGGATACTGAACCGCCAGATCTGCAATTGCTCTAGTGACATCTTGCTGCTCAACAGCAACCTCACGGGTTGACTTAAAGTTTTGTCCTGCCTCCTCCCAAAACAACACTGTGCTGTTGAACTCGAACTCTGCTGGGTCGGGCAAGCTGTCAGGATGCGCCCTGAGTCTTGAGGATTTCAAGGCTTCAGCCCGCTGATGGAGATAGCCAAACAAGTGCCCGCTGCGGCAGGCTTCAAGGTAAGGACAGGTACCACACACAACCCCAGCTGTATCAGCTCCAGCAATATTCTTGGAGCGAAGGACATTGAGCGCTTCTATCCGCCCACAATTGGCAGAGATGACTCTGACTTCTTCCCTTTTGGCTCTGCGGTAGCGCGTTTGACCATTAGGAGTTGATTCTTTTGAAAGTCCTTTATGGCGTGCTTCTAGATCAGTCCAAGGCCTGAGAGTTTCAGTTGTAGGATTGCGATGCTGATCACTCAGGTAGACAAGTTTTGCAGCGTTGAAAGATTTGGAGGTTGCTATTCCCGCGTCAAAGCTTTTGCCTGTGCCGGTGGCAGAGATATCTAGGATATGCCTATACCCCTGCTGAACGGCATTAGCCCACACCTCAAGCCGCTTCCCTGGCCGATATTCGATTACCTTAGAGGTCTCCTCTGAGCCGTGAGGCTTCAATTCAGGCTTGATTTGCCCAACTTGGGCAAATCCCCATGGGGACTTACGATTTTTCTTTAGCCGATGCTTGAGACCATGTAGCCAGCTAGGGCTAGCCGGTAGTTCACCTTTTAATAGCTGATATCCAGCGGAGATCGCTGCCTCTTTTGCGGCACGATAGGCATCCTTGGAAGTGCAACCCGCATGACACTTGAAAGCGCCGGTCGTTTCCTCTATGTGCAGTGAGTTGTCAGATACTCCATCATGCGCTGGGCATTTGCAGGTTGTCCAACCCTTGCGACGACCGCCAGGGTTGTAGCCTTCGAGGTACGGTGCAAAGTTGCGAATGTCCCAAGGATTTTCGTCTCCTACTGGCTTTGTGCTTAATGTCAGTTGGCGCGCCTGCTCTGCCAGCCTTTCTTTTTCGGCTAGTTGCACCAATAGCTTACACAACCACTCTGGGGCGATTGCTACTGGCACATCAACAGGTGCCTGAATCCAGTGATAGCTGCCTGTCTCAGGATGTTTGCTGGGAGGTAAAGCGGACTGGCAACGGTTGTATCGGAACTCTAGGATTTCTCCTGAGCGAGTGTGATAGTCTTGCCACTCATTCAGAACCGCTCTGTTGAAGTCGTGCAGTTGCTCCTGTGCCACTTCAGGCAACTGGTAAACTAACTGCCGCTTCCCAGGCTTGCCGCTAGTCCAGCTTACTGTTAGTGGTAACTCACTACCGCTCAGCAGTTGCAACAAAGGTTCGGCAGTTGCGCCATCTATGTCGATTGCCACCAGTCCGCCCGAGCGATCGCCGGTGAGGAGCCCGTACCCCGTCCAACGGCAATGCCAGTATTTACGTCTCTTGTGACTCCAGAGTTTCTGCCCGTCTCGTAGTAAGTTCGCTAGTGTCTGCCTGGGAATAACTCGCTCGGTCTGCCAATCAGGTCGCAATGGAGATTTGTCCAGGATGGGTGTTAATGCCCAGCTTGGAGGGATGTTGTTAAGTTCGTTAACCAGACAGTTAGGGAGAGAACTAATCAATTCACCACCTCCCCAAACTCACTCATCCGGCCCCGCAATTCCGCTGAGCACTTCGGCGGCGGTATGGGCGGGGTAAGCCTGTAGATCTCCCCTGTGTTCCGCTCGCGGTTAAGGAATGCGACAATTACATGAATTTTAGGGTCGTAGGTTTTGACATATTGAGGAAGTTTTTGCTTCTCTTGAGCCAGCTCGGATGCTGGAAAGTACCAGAAGTGGGTCTCGCCCTTAACTGGTTTGCGAACACCTATCACAATGCCGCGCCCGTGTTTGAGGTACCCATCCCAGGCAATAGCACTTAAGGGAGCTTGGTTGAGATCTAGCAGTTCAGTGGTCCGCTCTCTGGATTCTTCTTCCTGCCACTGACGCCGCTTGTGCTGTTTGGAGCGTGAATGCTTAGAAAAACCTTTTGACATTAGCCCTGACCTCCCTGTTGAGAGGTCCAGACTTGGTACATTGCCCGGAAGGTGGTTAGTCTCAGACCTGATGCTTTCTGCTTCTGTTCAAATTCAAATGCGAAGCAGAGTGAGTCACTGATGGAGTCGAGCTCTTGAAAGCCGGCAAGTACCTTTTCAAATTGACCTAACGATGTATTATATTGAGTCTTATGAGACTCAACTGGGGTATACTGAAATTGATCAAGTTCGCTATTTGAATTTCTTCTTGAAATGAGTATCATGAAACAATATTCCCGGTGACGCCGGGGGTGTTCCTAGAAGACGGTTCTCTCCTACCAAAGTTTGAAGCCGTATTCAGGGGTTAATAATCAGCAATCAAGCGCTAGTCGAGATTACTTCTCAGCTAGCGCTTTTGCCTTGTTCTTCGGTATCGAAATGTCTCAGGTAGCGACGGACAGCTATTCGAGCCAAACGGCCAGGCGTTGTATCTTCGATAACTGCTTGCTGCACAAGTTTTTGATAATCCCCCTCGTCTAGCCGAAGAGTGACTCGATTTTCAAGCAAGCCAATAGTACTAGTTTTCATTTACCCCCCTGGGTTAGTGGCATAAAGGGTCTTTTGCTGACTCAATCATACATGGGCTAATAATTAACCGCAGCAAAATGTCCTAAAACATACCCAAAAGAACTTAAAGCGTACCATCTCTTCCTACCAATCTTGTCGCGCAGTACTCCGCCCATAGGCCGCTAGAACTTGGGGGGTGAGAATGTCAATTTGGGGTTTTGCTTGGTTTCTAAAGCAACTGCTAACGCCTGCCTCAAATGAATCTCGGCTTGATCCAAAGATTCAATAACCCGGCTGTCTAGATTCTCAGAGCTGCTGAACTAATCAGTCGGATCAGTTCAACTCTGGCCACCACCTTGCATAAGCTGGTCAACTTTTGTCTCAATTGTGTTCAGCTTCCGCAAGATAGTGGGGCGATCACTGTCTAGAGAACTAAGCAGATTAGCAATGCCTAACATTGCCTGCCGCAGCTCAGCCCGTTCAACTTCAGCCCGTTCTGCATACTCAGCATGAATTAGCCGCGTCGTTGCCAGGTCTTCACC